TATCAACACGCCCACTGAGTCCTCCCTCTGACTTTTCAAAGTTTACATTCTCATCTATAAACTTTTTAAACTCATGCGCCCCAAAGCCGTCAGCATCTTTAAAACCTTCGTTTCTTTTTATTCGTAAAACTATTTTATTTACTAAGTTCTCCGCTGGTGCGGTACCTTCAAAAACAGCAGACTTAAAATCAGGCTTTGTATTCTTATCAAACTTAACACCTAAGCCCTCCATATCCTTAAAGAAAGAAACTAAAGGATCTCTTATATTAACATCTTGACCTTTTAGACTTTTTGCTACTCTCCCTAATTGACTGCCTGCTTGCTTATTGCTTGCCTTAACAAAATCAAACTGCTTAATAACTGCTTCACCAGCTTCATCAGCTGTTCTAAGCAACGCCTTAGCTCTTGCGTCACCCTTTCCCGCTTTTACTGTTGCTACTTGTTTGAGCATCCTTCGCTTGGTTCTAGGGTTTGCATTTGCTATTAACGTAGTGACAGAATCATCAAAACCCTGCTTTCTAGCTTCTTTGACCATGCCAAAAATACGAGGTTCAAATCTATCTTCACCTAGTTTTTTAGCAAAGCTTTTTTTAATTTGATCTGTTCCTGCTTCACCAATGGCGTTTATAGTTTTGTTTCTACTTTGAAATTTAGGTATTGCTAATTTAGGAATTACCCCGCCTGTTAAACCAACGGGAGGCAGTACGCCTAAAGTTTCACCTATGCTTTTAACAAACTCTTTACCGGCCTCGCTTTCAGGTAGGTTAGTTGCTCCTTGCGCCCTTTGCTGTGCCAGCTTTACCCCCTCACCTCTGGGTATTTCTCCCGTCAACTCCTTAAATGCACCCTCTATAGTCCCGCCGACAAATGCAGGTGCCCCGAATACAGCGCCGGTAACCGCAGTTAATGCGGCCTCTCCAACTCCTTCCGCTATCTCACCAAAAGACCTTTCTGGTCTGGGTTGAGCGAATGACTCGTTTCCTGGTATAGCTGAAACATCCTCACCTGGTACTGGCGCGCTTATAGGTTGCTGTACTACATTCGCGTTTACAAGCGGTTGCTGTGGCGCTGGTTGCTCAATGGTTATAAACCCACGCCTTACAGCATCATCAAAGTCTTTTTTTATTTGACCTGTTAATAGGCCGCGCTTATTCGCCTCTATTAAATCATCCTGTCTAGCCATTATAATCCCAACCTAGCTTTTAGCTCATCGTCAGATGATGTAGAAGGATCTGCATTGGTTTGTGCTGACTGTGTTGATGGTGTAAATATAAATTCACCTAACCCTCTGTTTTTGGTGGCTTCTACTAACTGGTCAAATTCTTCTGTCTCGTTTCCTAGACCTATTAAAAAGTCATTTAGTAGCTGTATGTTTGTTGATTCATCTCTACTAATACCAAAAAACGCACCTTTTGCCCCCTCTACATCTTCTGCGGTTGGTCTTAACTCGCCCGATGCCTTTAATTTTTGCCTTGCTGCAAACTCAACAAACGAATCAAATTCTTCATCGAATTTTGCTTGACTAGTAAATACACCCGGTATAAACGAGGCCGCTTGCCTTCCAGCGCCAGAACTGACTTCCCCATTGGTAAACGCTAGTTTAAATTTAGTAGCTTTCTTTATTGCCTCCACCCTTGTCGCAGCATCAGCAGAAAGACCTAGCATTCTTTTTATGTTGCTTCGCTGTATTCCTTTTTGTTGGTCAGTTAACAAGCCTTCATTAGCTTGTGTTCGTTTAATGTTTTGCTCTAGCTTTTTAAGTTCAATTTTTCTGTTGTGCGCCTGATCTCTTGATTTAGATACCTGATCTTTTGCTGCCTGCCCAGTCAATAACTCACCCGATGGCGCTGTTACTCTTGAGCCTCCACCTTTTAATACTGATATAATTGTTCCATCATCAAGGATCTTAGATGATTGAACACTAACAGGGCCACGCCCTGAAATATCCTTTAAAAACCCACTTTGAACACCAACTGTATCAACACGCCCACTGAGTCCTCCCTCTGACTTTTCAAAGTTTACATTCTCATCTATAAACTTTTTAAACTCATGCGCCCCAAAGCCGTCAGCATCTTTAAAACCTTCGTTTCTTTTTATTCGTAAAACTATTTTATTTACTA